TCGATCGCAAAGTCCGTGCCGGGCACATCGAGCCGACCGTAGTCCATCACGTGGTCGATGCGGCCACGAGCTCGCCCGCCAGACGAGCCCCACGAGACGTAGTCGCCCTCGGCGACGGTGCCGGGCTCGGCTCGCTTCTCTGCGGAGCGGATCGTCTGCGGCGAGTCGTCCACCCACACGTCTACGTCGATGCCAGCCGCCTCGGCCGCGTCAGCCTTGAGCGTGTCGCCGCCCACGAGCAGCACCTGCGAGAACGCATCGGCGTAGTCGCCCAGCGTCGCCATGACTGACTGACGATCAGCCTCTGGCCGACGCGAGATCATCACGACCGTGTTGCCGTCGGCAACCGACTTGCGGGCAAACTCGCCCCACATCGCAGGGTCGGCCGCGAATGTGCGATCGAAGTCGATCGAGATCGTCATGGCTCGAGACTCGAGCGACCTCGCGGGGGCGTCTTCGACCACCGGCAACGGCTGCGGCTGCGCATCCGCTGCTACTGCCGGTTGACGCTCGACCACCCCTGCGAGGATCGCGTCGATCTGTGCGGGCGGGATGGAGGGGAACGACGCGGCGATCATCGCTGCCGCACCCTCGCGGGTGACCAGACCGTCGGAGATCGACTGCACGATCGCGATGAGCCCGGTGATCTGGGCACCGTTGAGTGAGACTTCGGCGACCTGGGGCGTGGCGTCCGGTGCGGGTTCGGTTTCCGGTGACGCGGCGTCGGAAACCGGCTCCTCGACGACGATCTCCTCGACGACCGTGGCTGACTCCGCTGCCGCAGCCGCCTTGTCGAGCGTGGTCATGTTGAGTTGCACGAACCGCACGTCGCCGCCTTCTACGGGGTTCATGTTCTCCCACGCACGTATCTCGTTCACGCTCGCCACGCCCAGATTCCAAAGCGTGTTGAAGTACGCCGATCTTCCGGCGGCATCGGCACGCAGTAGCCCGCGTGTGTCGAACTCCGCGAAGAGCGAGTCGTCCGTGATGAGATCGCGAGCAATCGCAGACTCGATACGCCGCAGCCACGGCATCAGTCCGTTCGTGACGAAGTCGATGCTCTGCTGCTCGATGTTCGAGAACGATGACCGGGACAGATCGCCGACCAGATGAGGAGGCACCCCCCAGACTCGTGCGCACTCCTCGACCGCGAAACGGCGCGTCTCCAGAAACTGCGACTCCTGCATATTCCCGCCGCCGATCTCGATCGGCTTCAGCCCGCCTTGCAGCACAGCCGTGCGGTGACTTCGCTCACTACCACGGTGCATCCGCTCCCAGCCGTTGCGAAGCGCCTCGGCCGCCTCGGCTGAGATCGTGCTATCGGTAGACAGCACCACACCGGGACGGGCACCGTTGCCGAAGAACGACGCCCCGTGAATCTCGCACGCACGGGCTAGCCCGATCGCATCGCGAGCGAGCTCGACCGGTACCATGCCGTTGACGCCGTCGTCAGACAGCCACCGCAGGTGCATGATCGCGTCCTGCGAGTAGATCGTCTCGGTTCCGCGATCCTCGCGATAGCGGTAACGCAGTCGCCCGTTCTCGATCCGCTCGACCTGCATTCGGCTCGGGTGCAGCACGATCAACTGCGTCGCAGGACCGGCACCGGCGATCTCGACGAACGCCTGCCCGTGCGTGAGCAGGTGGAGCATGATCTGCTCCCGCCATTCGTAGCTCGTCTGCCAGCCGTTCGGCCGCTCGTGGAGGATGCGATACAGCGGCACCTCGCGTGCAATCTCCTTCCCGCCATTGGGCAACCGACGGTAGAGATGCAGCGGGAGCCCGGCCACGCTGGACGACAGCACGCGGACGCACGCAAGGACGACCGTCGAGCGGAGCGCCGTCTCAGGGTCGATCCGCACGCCCGACGGGTTGCGGTTGCCGCCGTAGCCACCCGACTCGTGGTCCCAGTTGCGGGACTCGTACTCAGAGGTCGGAAGCCAGAGGATGCGATCTGAAGGTGCGATCATAGGAAGAGGATGGAGGGTTCGGCTCCAGGCTTGCTCGTGATCTGGTCAGACTCCCAACCGCCGAGGGCGAAGATGAGAGCCACGATGCCGTCGATGCGTCCCGTGCTTTTCTTCTTCACCGGCCGCACGTCTTCGTAGGCGTTCGTCTCCACTGTCACGTTCGCGGCCATCCACGAGAGCACCGGATTGCCGCCGTGCCGCAGTCGCTGCTGCAACACGAGCGACTCCAGGCGGCGCGTCGGCGACGACATCCCGCGAAAACCTTGGCTCCATCCTGACACGCGCAGCCCCGCCCCTTGCAGTTCCACGGCGAGTTGCACCGCCCCGGTCAGGTCCATGTAGACGTGCTCGACCTCGTGGGTTTTCGCATACTCCAGCACGTACTCGCGAATCTTTGAGTGGTCGATGATGTTGCCGTCTGTCGCCGTGATGTACCCAGAGTTCACCCAGTGCTGGAACGGCTGACGGTCGGTTTTCTCCCGCTCCATGATGAGATCGCGTGGAGCCCAGAACATCGCATCGACCTCGAACTCGTCGCCCTCGCACGGGTACAGGGCGACCATCGCGGAGAGGTCGGTCGTCTTCGACAAATCCATGCCGATGATGCACTTCCGACCGGCGAACGGCTCGCGTGGACCGCTGGCGCATGCGGCCCACTTGTCAGGATCGAGCCACCTATTCGTTGACTCGGTCCAAACTCCCAAGGAATACCTGAGCCAGCCATTCAATTTTGTGGCCTTGTTCTTCGCCTCGCGGGCATCCGCCGCGAACGCCTCCTCGGTCATCGTGATGCCCATGCCTGGATTGCATCGACGCCACGTCGCCGGATCGAAGTAGTCCTCGCTGCCGTCCGTTTTCGCTCCGTAGATTCGGCCGTAAAACCTCGGGTCGTACTTCGGATCTGCCATCACCTGCTCGGCGTACTCGTGCTGCTCCCAGCAGATCGTGTCGCGGCGGTCACCGGCCGTCGTGATCGTGCAAAGCAGCGGCTCACGCCTGGAGCGACCCGAGTAGCGGAGCGCCTCAAAGAGCCTCCGGTCGGGCCACGCGTGGAGCTCGTCGCAGAAGACGAACGAATAGGACGGACCCTCGGCCGCACCGGCGTCACGTGAGATCACACGCATCGACGAGCCGGTTCCCATGCAGACGATCGTCTTCCGCGAATCGACGACCTCGAGCGACGCGGCCAGCTCCGGCGACCGCTTCACCATCGCGGCGGTCTCGTCGAAGATGATCGCCGCTTGGTTGCGGTCCTTCGCCGCGATGCACCCGAGCTCGCCCTGTCCCTCCATGAGGAGATGCCAGATCGAGAGGCACGAGAGCAGGGTGCTCTTCGCATTCTTCTTCGGCACCTCCAGGTAGGCGAGCCGATACCTCCGCAGCCCGTCATCAGTGCGCCAGCCGTAGAGCGGCTCGATCACGTCGTGCTTGTGCCAATCGAGCAGACGCATCGGCTCGCCCGCCTTCGCGGTGGGCGAGTCCTTGGTGTGGCAACACACCGACTCAAGGAAGCCGATGACGAGATCGGCTGCGTCTTGATCGTACGTGTAGCCCTTGACGTACTCGGGCTTACGCCTTGCGGGCAGCCTTGATCGCCCGGAACTTGTCGATGGCGCTTTCGGCCTTGGCATCCGGTTCCACCTTCAGCGAAGCGCGGGCAGCAGGCGACAGCCCGAAGTCGGACTCCAGTTGCCGTAACTGCTGCGAGAGCTTGTGTGCGATCGCGACCTCGGGTCGCTGGGCGATGTACTTGACCTCACCGCCGTCGTTCAGAATCGGGTACGTGTCGCCCTCTGCCTTGAGTTTCGCACGCACCGCCAGCCACCACTCCCACGTGTCGCAGTAGCGGGCGAGCGCCTCGACATCGGCTCGCGTCATCACACGCGTCGCCTGGAGCATCGGAAGGAGCTCGCCCCAGCGACGGGCCGCCACCTCGCCGAGGTGCGGAGGCATCGAGACGCCGTCGGTCGGCGGCTGCGGCTCGTCCGGCGAGGCTGGCTTTTTGCTCGGATTGCCCCGCAGCAGCCGAAGTTTGGTCGGCTCAGGTTTTGGTCCGCGTCGTCCCATGACCCACCCCCGCGAAGTTACCACCGCAGAAACACAAACAGGAGGCAACCGGGGTTTTTATCGGAAGCCCCCGGCAAGGCTCGACCCGCCCCCCCTGTCGGGGGTGCTGTGGGTTGTTATATCGGTCTTCGGCAACTCAGTGCCCTCCAGAAAGCCGATGCTGATCGGTTTTTGTCTTGCTGGCGTGGCACGCGATGCAGAGGCACTGCCCGCCATCAACGTCATACCGGCTACGCCCATCCTCGCAGTGATCGGTCCCGTGCACGACCGGGCTCACGTGGTCCGCGTGGGCTTCCCGCTTGTCGGCACAAATCCTCCCGCACCGGCGACAAGTCCACGCGTCACGCAGGAGCACAGCCAACCGCCATGCCCGGTGCCGCTCGTCGCAGTAGCCACGCTGGTAGGCGTTGGGTCGGGCCTCTGGCCTGCGTGGCGTGCGTAGCCGAGGAGGGCGGCAGGTCGGTATCCGCTGCGGCATGACCTCACGCTACCACGCGCCCCCGTAACGCTTGCAGTTCGGCGTCCATCATGCCCGCCACCAACCCATCGAACGTCACCCTCGGCACCCAGCCCAGCGCTCGGCGCGCCTTGCTCGCGTCGCCTTGCAGGAGATCGACCTCGGCCGGTCGGTAGTACCTCGGATCGATCTCGACGTGGTCGCGGTAGTCCAGTCCAACATGGGCAAACGCCCGCTCGCAGAACTCACGCACGCTGTGTGTCTCGCCCGTGGCGATGACGTAGTCGTCGGGCTCGTCCTGTTGCAGCATGAGCCACATCGCCTCGACGTAGTCCGCAGCGTGGCCCCAATCCCGCCGGGCGTCGAGGTTGCCCAGGTACAGCGTCTCGGGGATGCCGCTGGCGATGCGTGCCGCTGCCCGTGTGATCTTGCGGGTGACGAACGTCTCGCCGCGCCTCGGGCTCTCGTGGTTGAACAGGATGCCGCACGAGGCGTGCATCCCGTAGCTCTCGCGGTAGTTCACCGTGATCCAGTGCGCGTAGACCTTCGCCACGCCGTACGGTGACCGTGGACGAAACGGCGTCGTCTCACGCTGCGGTGTCTCGGCGACCTGCCCGTACATCTCGGACGAGGACGCCTGATAGACCCGGCATCCCGGCACGACGCGTGCGGCTTCGAGGACGTTGAGCGCCCCGATGCCGACCGCTTCGGCCGTGTACGCAGGCTGGTCGAACGACACCCGTACGTGGCTCTGTGCCGCGAGGTTGTAGAGCTCGTCGGGCTCGATCTCGGCGACGAGCCGTGCCATCGCACCACCGTCGGTCACGTCGCCGTAGTGGAGGTTGAGCCGGTGGAAGATGTGCTCGATTCGCTGCGTTCCGAACGTGCTCGACCGTCGCACGATGCCGTGGACGACGTAGCCCTTCGCGAGCAGGAGCTCGGCGAGGTAGGAGCCGTCCTGCCCGGTGATGCCGGTGATCAGAGCGACGCGCATTTATCCCTCCACCACGCGACCGTCTCGGCGATCCCGTGCTCCAGGCTGACCTTCGGCGTCCACCCGAGGATCTCGCGGGCTCGCGTGGCATCCACCGCACGCCTCGGCTGACCGTCGGGCTTCGAGGAGTCCCAGCGGATCGTGCCCATGTAGCCGCACTCACCCGCGATCATCTCGGCCAACTTCCGCATCTGCACTTCGCCGCCGCCGCCCAGGTTGATCGGGTCGGGCGTCGTCACCACTTCCGCTGCTCGCACGATGCCTTCCGCAGCGTCATCGACGTGGAGGAACTCACGCGACGCACAGCCCGTGCCCCAGAGCGTGACGGGATCGGTTCGACAGAATCGGCGGACCATCGCCGGGATCACATGCGAAGACGCCGGGTCGAAGTTATCGTGCGGCCCGTACAGATTGGTCGGAATCACTACAGCGCCCGGCAAGGAATATTGCTTGTGGTACTGCCGCAAGAGTTCGTACACCGCTCGCTTCGCGATCCCGTATCCGGCGTTCGTTGGCTCGGGGTAGCCGTTCCAGAGATCCGCTTCGACGAACGGCACCGGAGGGTCGAGGGGATAACTGCACACCGTCCCGACGACGACGACCTTCTCGACCTCGAACCGTCGGCACTGCTCGATCACGTGCAGCCCCATCGCGAGGTTGGCGTAGGTGAACCGTCCCGGCGTCGCCATGTTCGCCCCGATGCCGCCAACTTCGGCCGCGAGGTGCAGCACGACCTCGGGCCGGTGATCGTCGAACAGGTCGATCGTGTCCTCTTCGCTCGTCAGGTCGCACGCGACTCTGCGAGGCACGATCAGGTGGCGGCATCCGCGACTGTGCAGCACGCGGCAGACTGCCTTGCCGAGAAACCCGGCACCGCCCGTGACGAGGATTCGCTTGGTTGAGATGTCCATGCCCGCATGGTGCGGGGCGTGTCAACTCAGCCGTCCTCGTTTCGGCTCGCGAAGTAGCCCCGCACCCACTCGACGAGCGCCTCGGGTGCCGAGTCCGTCCAGCGGAGAAGCCCGTTCTCGTCCACCTCGACGTGCGTCGCCGGGTCATAGCCGCCGTTCACGACGGGATACCACCGGGAGTGATACTGCCGGTCGGCGAGGCTCCCGTGGTGCAGGTGCATCGCGTCACCGGGTAGGCACGCGATCTCGCCTCGGACCTTCGCGTACGCCACCTCCGACCACTCGCGGAAGTGCTTCGCCATCGGCTCGTTCATGATCCGCAGGCACCGCTTCACTTGGTGGTTCGTCCAGCCCTCGACCATCATCGAGTCACCGCTGCCGACGATGTGGCGATCGTAAAGCGGCCAGATGTCGCGTCGTGCCGCCCACGCACCGCCAGGGCAGCAGTTTTGCTCACTCAGGTATCGCTCGCAGCGATGCCCGACGCAGAGTTTCTTGCTTTCGATCTGCCCGTCCGGCCCGGCGCAGTGCCACTCGTTCCAGCACTGCACGACCGGCCACTCTTCGAGCGTGCGGCATAGCCGCTCGGGCCACTGGTGGTCGAGGAACACCATGTCGGCGTCGATCCACGCGATCTTGTCGAACCGATCCGGCAGGCGTTCGACCGCGAGGTTGATGAGGCGCTCCTTCTGCCAGAGGACATTGCGGTCGCCGCCTCGGACCTTGAGCCACGCGTCGTCGCACGTGAACGCTTGCCCTTCATAGGCGAGCTCGACGTTGAACGTCGGCACGCCCCACCACTTCATCTCGTGGAGAAAGCGCAGGTAGTTCCGCCGCAGCGATCGCCACCCGGCCGGGTTCCAGAACACGCACACCACGGCGAGCTCGCCGGGCAGCGGCACCCGCTCGCGTCGCTCACGTTGCGGCTCTTCGCGACGCAGGATCGACGACAGGACGACCATCACTCACCCGCCGCGATGACACCCTGCTCGATGCCGACCTTCGCCACGTATCGCATCAACGCCCCCACCGCCGCCGCGAGGTCCGCGTCGGCCTCCGCTCCCGCGAGCAGGTCGCGGACGTGGAGCCGCACCGGCTCGGCTGGCGCTTCTTCCACGCCTGTCTCAGTGGTGCGGAATCGGACGAGGGTCACGCGGGCTTCGGCTTCGCCGCCTGTCACGCTGGACAAGACGATTTCACGCACCCACAGCTTGTCGAACAGTTTTGCAGGCACGTCCAGCGGCTCGGCGCAGTACAGCGTGGGGATGTCAGCC